AGAAAAGACATAAATGCATTAGCTGCACCTGATACAGAATTGTCTACACTCCCTTGTGGGTTGGTGTTTTCACTCATTTTCGACCTCTATGGTTGTTAAAAAACCTTTACTCGCTTCTTTTCAATTTCGCCATTGTGTGCGATTGATTGAATAGATGCTTCAAATTCTTCTAGTGTCTTTAGTTTGACTAAGGCTCTTTCTCTACCTTCTACATCATGCTCGGCAGAACTAAAGATATACGACTTGAATGTGTCTTTCTGAGTCTGTAATAACTCTTGGAAAAACTCATCACCTAATAGTGTTTTGGCTCTATCTACATTATTCATTTCTTTATTTTATCCGAATAAGATCATAAGAGCTTCTTCCTCATCTTCTACATAATTCTTAATTTCTTTTAACTCTTGAATAATTACTCTAATCTTTCTAGCATCTTCTACATTTTTAATAAGTTTCTGCTGATTAACTAGTTCTGTTATTGCTTGTTCTGCTAATGTCTCAAGGGTTGTTGTCCTTGGTCTTGCTTGTTCGGTTACTTCCTCTAGTTTCTTAGTAACCTTAGTAATTTTTAAGGTGTTCTTAATGATTGGCTTTTGTAGAAGCCGTAACATCTTTTCTGCTGCGCTAATAAGATCTCTGCGCGATGCAGTCATCTTAATTAAACCACCACCACCTACTGATTTTTCTTGTGTTTGTCTGCCATCAAAGTTGGCTATATCTAAGCCTTCTTCGTTTGCTGCCATTGTTCCTGTAATGCTGCTAGAGATTACAACTCCAGTAAAAGCAGCAGTATCTAATCCTACTTCTGTGGCTTGTAAAGATCCTTGTACTAATACACTACCTGTTGCTGATAAAGTATCCGTTCCTGTCTCTGATACAGACAAAGAACCTTTTACTATTACTTTTCCAGAACTTGTAAAAGTATCTGAGCCTGTTTCTGTTGCTGCTAATGATCCAGTTCTTATTACAGCTTCTCTAATCCGAACTAAAGCAACACCGCCTCGCACATTAGTTAGTGTGCCAGCAAGACTTACGGCTACTGTAGGTGCTGTACTACTTGTTCCAGATGATACTAATGCGTATGCACTATAACCGCCAATATCTCTACCAGTAGCGCTATCTGGCTCATTTATTTCTACCGCAGTAGCAAATGTAGCACCTGTAGCTGTAATAGATTGTGCTGAAAACTGTGATGGTGTTGTTACATCAGTTGGAATACACATTGCCCAAACAGCAATATCCTCTGTCCTAAAATCTGTAGCAGATGCGCCATTAGTTAACGCAATACTCATTGGAGAGGTAGGAGTTGTAGTCCTTTGCCCATCCGCACTACCATACGACAGCGTACCGCCACTTGTAGGCACTCGTACTATAAATGCCCAACTAACATCATTAACCGCAAGCGTTATAGATTGTGTTCCTGTTTGACCAGCTACAGGAGTATTCCAAGAGTAAACCCTTAGATTAGTGTTGCCTGTATCTCCACCAAGTGTTGATCCATAGCCACCAGCCGCAGTTATTTCTTCTCTTAATGTCCATCCTGTAGGGGTGGTAACTGTACCGCTATTAGCTGTAGTAGGCTTTTGTCCAACAAAGAGTAATACCGCATCAGTAGCTAATATGCCCGATGGGTATGCTGGTGCAACTGTAGTGCCGCCATTTGCTGAATATTCTGCTGCGCCTGCGACTGGTGTGCCGAAAGCCACTCTTTACTCTACTAAGAGTGTGTGATTGTTGCTGAGGTAATAGTTACTGTCTGACCTGTTGTAATGCTTACGCTATCCAAGTTAATATCAGATGCAGATGTTCCTACTGTTAGACCTGTAATAATATCTGTTCCACCTGATGCTGTGCGGATTCTAGCTGCTGCTGCTGTTCCTGTAGCATCGGCAGAGGTATCGGATCGAGGGAAACCAGAAAAGGTCAAAATTCCACCAGAAGTTGTGCCAGCAGGATTACCAAGAGCAATAGTAGCCAAAACAGTTCCCATGCTTGTTGTGCCTATTTCTAGCACACCAGCAGATCCTATTTGAGTTACTACTGCATCTAGGCGGGCATTTTTAACTGCTGTCGTATAAGTTACAGCCATTGTTAATCTCCTGCTTTCATACCAATAATTTTGCCATTGTTATCTCTAACTACTGTCTTTGGTGCAGTCATTGCTCTAGCTAGATTATTTTGGTTTTGTTGTAGTTGACCAATCATCTCACCTAATGTTGTTACAGCACTTGCCATATCGCCTTTCTCTTTGCGATCTACAAGCATTTGTTGAGTCTTTTCTAACTCATTAATCAACTGCTGTCTTTCTTTTATAGCTAGTTCGCCTTTAGCATTTACTGCATCTGTAATTACTTTGGCTTGCTGTAATTGTAATTGGACTATGGATTTTTCTCTATCCATTTCTATTTTTGCTTGCTCTAAGGCTAATTCTGCTAATGCTTTTTCCCTTGCAGACTGTAGCTTAACTTCCTCTATTTGCATCTTAGCCATGTCTGCTTGAGCTTTGTACTCTGCCTTCATCTGTTCGACTTGGGCATAAACTTGGGCTGTAGCCATCTCTGGTGGCATCATCGGTTGTTGTGGCTGAGACAACTGTTGGTCTAGCTCTACTGGAATCTCTTTAAAGAACTCCATTGAGTCTTTGTACCCTGCTGCCTCAATAAACTTACCAAGCGTATTGCGATACTGACCCACGCTGACTAACGGATTAGCAAAGCCTTGAGTCTGTAGAATCTGCTCTTGTTTCTGCATAACCATCGCTGCCATCGCCATCTTCTGATCTTGATTGCCTGTGCCTAGACCAACATTGACTGTTACATCGTAGTTGTTCTTCCACTCTCTTGGGTCGATAGAGACATACTTTCCTCGTAAACGAATTACCCTTGGCTTGTCCTGATACTTTAAAATCAAGTGGAATATGCCTGCAAATAAGTCTTTTACACCTGTATCGGCAAAGATTCTAGCAATCATCTCTATACGACCAGAGCCTGCTTGTTGCATTGCTGCAATTGCTGTGGCTGTGGTGTTTTGTAGAATGTTAGGATCAATACCCTGACTCATAGAAGTAACACCTGAACGCTTCTGCAATACCTGATCCATGTAGTCAAGCATTGGGAAAGATTGTGATGCTGTTGCCGGTATAGACAATGGCTGAACCGCACCCTGAGACTTAATCCGCACTACACCGCCAGGTGCAGAGGTTAATAGGTCATCTAGGTTTACTTGTCCATCTAAGGCAGTAACCCTTGGCATATTGGTTAGGTACAGGTTATCTAGGATCTGACGAGTAATCGTAGACTTGATAAGCTGTATGTCCATTGCTCTGTCGGCTAAACTCTGACCAAAGAACTTGTGTGGCATAGGAATAGGGCAGATGCTTGCAAAAGGAATATGATCTATTTCCTCGTTGTCAATAATCTGATCGCCTGCATAGACTACCTTGCGTAGTTCTGCAATCCCATCACCATCAAAGTCGGTACGAATATAGCACTCAAACAACTCTACTTCTTGCATCGTAAAGTCTAGGCTCTGTGTCTCGTCTGGCATCTCGCCTGCGCTGTACCTTGCTACTCGTTCAGGAGTATAAATAAGGTCGTTGTACGCTGGCATTTTGTCCACCTTGTCTTGTGGATAACCCATAGCGATTAAGTCTGATCGTGTCTTGACTGTGCGATGTGCAACAAATTTAGCGTTCTTGAGGTTCTTATCGCGCTTGGCAATTAAGAACTCCTCTGGTGGCACATTCTCTACACAGACACGACCTGCATCTTTTTTCTTCTTGATGACTACATTGTAAGAAAGGATAGGCATACCCATTGGGTCTATGCCGACTTCCTCGGTTTCTTGGCTGACTAACTCCATCTCGTCATCAGCAAACATGAGGGTTAGTTCTTCTGCGTTTAGACCTTTGTATTCTTCTTTAGTAGGATCTTCGCTATCTTCCCACCAATACTTTACGATTCCGTTCTTCTGTAGAAGTGCATCCTTCATCCAGTTATGCATGAGGATAACACCATCGTTATCGCTAAAGAACACATAGTTCGTAAGTTCGGTAGCTTGTTTGGCGAACTCCTCGTCTCCTGGCATCCTTGGCTCAAACCGACCTAATTCGTCTGATCCAACAAAGATACGCATAAGTTGAGGTAAAGCACCATCTACGACCTCGGCTACTTCGCCTGTTACGATCCTAGAACGACCTTCTACCTCGTTGCCATACTCGTAACGATTGTAGTAGTTGATCGCCTTTGTGCGTTGCTCTACTGTTTCGGTCTCTACATAGCCGATAGCATCATCTATCTCTGCTTCGAGAATGACCTTTAGTTTCTGTTCATCCATTTATACGATCCATGAAGTTTTTACTGTTATCGGTTGCGACCAAGTAGTGTTTTGTTCCATTCCTAATGCAAGATACCTAAACGAGTCCGATCCATGACTTGCCCAGTCGTGCATTGGCTTGTCAAAAAAGACATTACGCTTTTCATCATAATCGCGCCTATAGTTCCTAAGACAGTCTAGTCCTTGCTTTACCTGTGGCATATTGAACCAACATCTTGGTAAGAGTCTACGGACTGCCTGAATACCATCATCTACAGAAAGTCTTGGCAGAACCCGAACATCTAGTCCAGCTTCTCTCAACACTTCCAATCTGCTCTTGCCTGTGCCTAGTTCTCTTACTTCTACATCGTGTGGTAGGAGTTGCTCTGCTTTCTCCCACTTGTTATCTTTTAGCCAGTTGACATACCAATCGAGTCCTTGACCATGATTCTCTACATAGTCTAGTAGTCTTACTTCTTGTCCTGTTGCTTGTGCCACCCACAACGCTGTGCTATCACCCATGCCCAAATCCCAAGCCACATAAGTTCTACAGAGATCATCTCTTGTAATGTCGCAAAGTCTACCTTTTTCTTCGAGGTCGTTGATGAGTTTGCCATAGTAACTTCCCTCTACTGCTGCGTTAAAACTACACTCGAACTCTTGGTTGTACTTGTCCTCGCCCATCTCTTTCTTAGCAGACCATAATTCATCTAAATCTATTAGCTTTGTTTCGCTTGCCTTGAACTGTAGTGCTGACCATCCTTCTTCCTTGCCTGCCCTATCGAACAAGTCCTTGAAGTGGTTATTGCCTTTGGGTGTGCCAATAAACAGACAAAACCCTTTTCTGTCTGCCAAACTGGGTCTCAGGATCTCGTTCCATATTTTTGGGTTCTGATCGCCTATCTCATCTAAAACTGATCCGTCAAAATATTGACCTCTGAGTGAGTCTGGGTTGTCTGATCCGTATAACTGTATTCGTCTACCAAAGAAGTCTACTCTTAACTCCGCTATATTAGCTGTAGCATCCAATGGTCTTACAAAGTTTGTAAGGTAATCCCAAGCTACTCTCTTAGCCTGACTATATGTCGGTGCTATATACGCATACCTAGGATTAGGCTTGTCGTTCTCCATTGCTGCTTTTATTAGCGCATTGAGAGCCTGTACTGTCTTACCCATCCTACGATGTGCCACTACCACTACGAAACGATTGTTCTCCATCGCCTCATGTATCTGTAACTGTGGTTCTCTTGGCTTGTAAGGGATGACTACTCTTTTTACTTCGTCATCTGC